TTTCATTATCAGAAATACTTAAATAAATAATTTTGTCATATATTTTATTTTCATATTCTACTTTTAATCCTTTAAGAATTTTGGGATTGTATGGTTCTATCATCATTTTCTTTTTCTTCCTTTCTCATCAAAATATTTTGTTTTTCATTATCTTGTTTCGATTTACTATTGTCCATTTTATTATTGACTTCAATCTCTGTTGTATCTTGTCCTATTTTAGCCATATTTTCTAGATTTTTTTGAACATTTTCTTGATTTTGTTTGTCTACTTTTTCTAATTCTGAATTGCTATCTAAGTCGTCTGGTAACATATCAATTATACTTGCATCACTTAACAATCCTCTTAATTTCAAAGCTCTTGCTGTTTCTGTATCCTTATCTGTTGGTAGATTCCTTTGTAAGTCTATTTTTATGCTTCTAAAATCATAGGATTTGTGTTTTCTTTTATTTATTCTGTCTATAATTGTTTCCCATCTTCTTAATATTGCTTGTTTAAAGTGTTTATCAGCATCTGTTATCATTTGTTCTAATGCAAAGAACTTTCTGTCTAATGCACTTGCATTATCTGCATTTGTAAATCCTAAATCTGTTATGTTAGGTACTCCACTTATCATCGCTATTAAATCTATTAATGTTTTTTTATGATTTTCTAATGCTGTATCTTGTACACTTTTTTCAACCCATGCTATATCACCTGAATTGTCTGGTGTATAAAATACTTTCATTTTAAGCATTGTTTCATCGTTTTGTTTTCTTTCTGGGTTCTCAATCATCATTGGATTTCCATTTTTGTCTTTTTCTACTTCTCCGTTGTTTATCTTTCTTTTCTATAAGCAATGGTATATCTGGTTCATAACCTGTTATTTTTAATTTAGCATCATCATTATATTGAAATGTATTTCTACTATTTTGTATTACTCTTTCATAAGCACAAATTAAAGAGACTACCAATTCAAAGCTTGATAGTCCCATTTCATTTTCTATTGCTATGCAAGGAAGCATGTTCCATTTGCCTTCTTCAAATCTTTCTTTATCTTCTTGTAATTTTTTATAATCAGTAGGAGTTGGCGAATAGTATTTTTTACCATTTATTGTAGTTAATTCTACAATTGTTATGTCTGCATTGTTTTTGTCTTTTTCTGTCCATTTTCTTAATTGTCCTATCTGTTTTACTGGTGTTGAATAATCAAATATTCCTATAGTGTTTAAAGCACTTTGTTTTGTATATACTATTTCGTTTTCTTCATTTTCGTATAGTACTTCATAGCATCCTCTCATTCCAAAATATTCAAATGCCAAATCAAAAAATTCTGTTGAATCATCATTGTATTTACTTATATAATCTATTAATACTTTTAGTTCTTCATCCTTGTTTGCATCTGTATTAAAGACTTTATTAAGCAATTTCTTGATTATATTTAATTTTGTTGGATCTGATATTTTTTCGACATCATATACTGGTGCTTTTCCTGCAAAATAGCCTGTTACCATTGAGTTTATATAATTTTCAAATGCCACTTTTATTTTTTCATCATTTATGCTTACTAACTCTGAATTATCCGTCTTTCTTCTTATTCTTTCATATAGTTGTTTTCTTGCATTCCATTCTTTATCAGCTAACATTAGTATTTGTGCTACACTAGTTTCATTTTCTAATATTTCTGGATTCCATTGTATCATTGTTTTCCTCCTATATTGGTTTTATATAACCAAATTGTAATTTCTTTTGATTTATGTATTTTTCTACTGCATATCTCATTGCGTCCATCAAATGGTTAAAATCATCTATTGGTCTATTTATTTTGTTTCCAAACTTGTCCTCATCCCAAGTGTAATTGCTTATTTCTGTTATGAAATTTACACATCTAGGATGTATTATTATTTCAAAGTCTTGTATAAATTGAATGCCATTGTTTATGCTATCTTTCCCTTTTAGTGCTCCAGTGATATGCCTTAATCCTAATCCCCTTAGTTCATCTATTGACTTTGGTTCTGCACTATCTGCCGTTATCTTTTCTTTTGAGTAACCCATTTTGTTTATCTCATCATAGATTGCTTTGTTACTCATTCCTTTTTGATATATTTCATCATATACATAAATCTTTTTGTTTTTTAAATCTATTGCACCACAAAATAGTGCTGTTGGGTCATTTGTATAACCAAAGTCTAACCCAAAAGCACTATCTAAGTTTCTTATTGTATTTAATTCGAATTTTTCTTCTTTCCAATTTTCATAAACCAATCCATCAACTATACCCCAGTTACCTAATCCTGCAACTTGATATCTTCTAGGATTATTTTTCTTCATTCTTTCAAAGACTTTTTTATCTGCTTCATCTAGCCACTCATTACAAAGGTAATTTGTTGTCATTGCTAATATATCTTCATCTTTAACATCAAAAAATCTTTTCTTAATCCAATGATGTTCATTCCAAGGATTTAATGTTATTGTTATTTGTTTGAATAATCCCTCTGGAACTTCTCCGTCTTATACTTTCATCTATTACATCAAAATCAGATTCTTTCGTTATTTCGTATGCTTCTTCTATCCATAACCAGCATAAAACACCAATATCTACTGATATTGATGTTACTTTTAATGGATCATCTAAGCCTCTAAAGTATATTTTCTGTCCTGTAGGTTTATATGTCATTTCTAGTGGACTTTCTTTTATTTCCCAGAAGTTATCTACTTGCAATCTGTGTATTGCCCATTTTAATTCTGTAAAGCAACTATCTTTTAATGTTCTAAATGTTTTTCTAATTACAAGCGTGTTTGCTTCTTTATATTTCATCATATTACATATTATCCACAATGCTGTTGTTTTTGATTTTTTACTTGCTCTTGAACCTTTGCATACTCTATATCTACATTTGCAATGCCAATACTCTGCATAACCCTTTCCAACTATGCTTTGCAACGATAATGTATTTACTTGTTTTTGTGTGTCTCTATTTATTATTTTACTCTGTAATGTCATCTTGTATCACCACTGGTATATTACCAGTTACATCTACTTTTTCTTTAAATGTTCCATATCTTTTACCAAGCAATTCTGCACACTTAGTCCTATCTTGTAATGAAGCATCTAATCCAAATTGGTCTTTTTCTTCTCCACGCATTACTTTTGTTAGATATTGTAATACTTCTTCTTGTGAGGCAATTCTATTATCTTCTAACTGCTGTAATCTTTCTTGAATGAAATAGTTAAGTTTTGTTAAGTTTTCTGCTCCTATGTTCTTTGCTGTTTTAGAACTATAGCCTGCTCTCTTTGCACTTTCTGTTGCATTTGCTGTTTCTATATAATAATCTATAAATCTTTTTTGTTTTTCTGTTAATTTGTTATAGTTTTTTTCATCTTCCAATTGCCTCACTTCCTTTTCTGCTTTCCTCTATTAGATATTTCATTACATCTATTTTGCTAAAATACTCTTCTTTTTGTTTATATCTATCTTGCAATTCAAACTCGTCTGTTTCTTCATTGTATATTTCTACTTTTTCTCTTTTTAGAATTTGATATTTAGTACAATACTTACAGTTCTTTTCACTATAAAATTGAAAAGTATTTATTTTATATATAGGTTAGTTATTGTCTGTTCTATTTCTACACCATTTTGCTCTTTATATTGTTTTACTATTTCATTTATAAAATCATTAATACTTGCAACTACTTCGCATACATCTTCATAGCTGAATGTTTTATCCTCGTTTTGGTTGTGTCCATATTCATATAACCACACATGAGTTAATTCATGTTTCAATGTCTTTATTATATTAGCTTGGTCTTTTAGTAGCATTATTGTTTGAGTTCTATATATTGTTACTCCTAAAGTACCATCACACTTCATCTCATTATTAATTGTAGCCTCGTCTACTTCTTCTATGGTCCACTCTGTATTATTTATTTTAAACTTCATCGTTATTCCCCTCCATATCCGCACAAATCTCAAAGTACACACACTTCTCACATTGTTTTTCTCCATCAACGACGCACTTCTGTCTCTTTTTATTTGCATATGCTTTTCTTAACTTGTATTCCTCATCGATATAAGACGCTATTATACTACCTCTCATAAAATACCTCATTTGTGTTTTTATTTGGCGGAGAGAGTAGGATTCGAACCTACGAAGGTTTTACCCTTGCTAATTTTCAAGACTAGTACATTAATCCACTCTGCCATCTCTCCATTTTTGCATAAATAAAAGAGCCTATTACGGCTCTCTTTTTTGTAT